ATCGACCATAAAGATGAACTACGATCAATTTAACGTGTATGTTGCTAACCGTCCTGGGATTCGTTGTGTCCCCGACAACTTTAGCTACCAGTATTCCGTCGAACAGACGAGGATGAATACTGATCCCTTCGTTCGCAAGTCAATGAAGCTGTGGAACTCTGAGGCCTATGCCCAAGTTGCTGGTTTTACAAAAAAGGCTACGATCGAGGAAGCCCTGGAGGTGCTCTCTAAGTACTCTCACCTCTCAGCGGAGGCGCCTAGCTTTAACGAGAAACAGCTTAATGCTTTTAATCGTGCGATAAGTCAGACCCGCCAAACCTTTATTCCTAATGAGAAACTTTACCGCTATTCTACTGCCGAAGCTGTCGATTCTATGAATCTAACCAGTGCTGCAGGATTTTCTTATCCTGGCAAGAAGAAGTTCGAAGTTGTACAAGAAGCCTATGATGACGCTTCCTATATCCAACACTTCGTTCAACATGGACGCAAAGTCTACCAACCTCCTTGCAAGCTTGCCCTTCGTGGACATCTTCACTCTGACGACACTTCTAAATCCCGACCTGTTTGGGTGTATCCTTTTGAGGTCTCAATTCTTGAGGCTAAATGGGGTGTACCTCTATACGAACATCTGGAAGAATCAGTTCCAGCGGTCCATTTCGGAAAAGACTCGATGAAGAGATTAGCCCATATTATGATGGAGGGTCTCGGAACCCACACTAATACGGCCGAACTTACTCTCGACTGGTCTTCTTTCGATGCCACCGTTCCCAATTTTTTGATTGATCACGCTTTCGATATAATTGAGGAAATGTTTGATGATGAATATGCTTACCATGATGGCGAGTATGTTTATGGTGGTCAGATTATGGCAAACAAGAATGCTAAGCTATTTGAATGGTTGCGCAAGTACTTTAAGTACACAAAGATTATGTTACCTACCGGTGATATGTTCCGAAAGCACCATGGAATACCTAGTGGAAGCTTCTTTACCCAAGCAGTTGGCTCTATCGTCAACTATATTCTCGTTCGCTTTATTCAAAATTTATACGGCCTTAACGCCTATCGTACTCTCGTTTTGGGAGACGACTCTTCTTTTCTTATCCCTTCTTGGTCCTACAAGGAGTTGGACTTCCGTTCAATCTCCGAGACTGTTGGAAAGCTATTCCATATGGTCCTAAACCCTAAGAAAGTGATCTTTTCCACTAAACAGGAAGATCGCAAATTCTTGGGCTACCAAGTCGAAGGTTACAAATTCGTAAGACCTGAAGAAGATTGGCTTAAAATGGTCCTGTACCCCGAAAGAGACGTTGAATTCTTGGAAAGATCAGCTGCTCGCGTCTTTGCATATTACTTGCTTGGCGGCCACTCTAGCGAAAGCTATTCCAGCTTCTTTAGAGCATACTTTCGAATGTATCCCGGCTTAACTGATGTGGAGCTCCCTTTATCTAAGGGATTAATCCGACTCTTTAAGTTTGTGTTCAGATTAGACATAACTTCCTTTTCTGTTCCTTCCCTACAACAACTTGATGTATTGTCGATTCCTTACGCTCTCAGTTTAGGTGACCCTTTGTATGTGCGTTGAGAAAACGGACAACTCAATAAACTCC